GCTATATTTGGATTAGGCGCGTTTATTATTTGCTGTTTAACATATTCGTAAGTATCTCCTACAACTGTTAATTCAGGGGCAAAAGAAAATGCAGAATCGCCCGCTTCATCTTTGCGGCGAAAAACAAAACTTGCAGACTCAGTACCGTTGAAATTATCAAGGTCTTGCGGTATGCCATCAAAAAATATTAGTAAGCCGTTCATTTAAGTATTGAATATGTTAACGCCCCCAAAGATACAGATATAAACGCGTAAGTTGTTATTTTCCACACTTTTTTCAGACGTGTTTCTTTTTTCAGCTTCTTTTCAATGTCTTTAAAAATAATAATGTCGCGTTCATGGCTTTTGATTACAGATTCTTTCAATAATAGCATGTCACTTTGCATATTATATTGTACTTTCATAGCTGATATAACCGATTCTGCACTATATAATAGGCTATCACAATCAACCGCTCTATCAACACAAATGCCGTAAGCCGTTTTGTAAACTTCTAAGCTATCAAAACGCGCGGCGATAAACTCAGCATAATCGCGGGTTATCAAAAAACCGTTACCTACCTTTGTAACCTGACAAGATGCGACCAATGAGCAAAGTGTCAGAAACATTATCGTAATTAGTATTCGGTATTTCAATAATCTTAATCCTGTGTAAGTCATATCTAAACTGTTTTATTTGTTTGTCTAATGTAGTCTGCATCGTGTCTATATGCGCTTGTATGCTGTCCGATTTTGTAACAAATTTAGCATATATTTGTGACAAACTATCGCGGGTTCGCTGTTCATTTTTTTGTATCTGTTTATGTAGCTTAGTGCTATTATCTATTGTAATGTATAGCAATGCAGATACTAAAATGATTATAACGGCTATTAAGTATTTCATTTTTTAACCAAGTTTAAAGCGATGGCAACGGCTTGTTCTTGCGGTTTGCCTTCAGCTATTAAAGTTCTAATGTTTTTAGAAATACATTTGTTATCGCCGGGTAAGCATTTGATAAGTGGCATAGTGTTTAATTATTTGTGCAAAAATATGTTATTTTGACCAATTACGTGAAAAGTTTTTGCGCGCCTGTCTTTGTTCTACTATCTTAAATATACCGTTGGCATTCGCACTAACTGTAGTTTTCGGCATGTACTTAGGCAGTTCGGTTAAAACATTTTCAATACGTTCTAATCTGTTTTCAAGTCCGCCGTATGTTTGGGCCACGTTTACAAATATAGATTTTTGCCCTAACTCATTACTTAAACTTACGTTATCGCCAAACGCGCCTAAAGCGTTTTTAATGCCGCCTTGCTGATATGCTTTAGAAAATGTATTAAGTACATCGGCAGGGATTCTGTTATTATGTACGGCGCTTAGAACATCCCAATACTTATTATTTGTATCGGTTGTAATAACGCGTTCGCCCTCGTTAAGCATTGCAGGTATTGTATCGCGGCCCGCTTTATTATTACCGCGTTCTAAGTATTCAACACCGTGAAAGAACGCGTTACCCGCTGCTACGCGCGCCTGTGCTAAACCAGCTATAAGTGATGCTAATGTAAGCGCAATAGTAACAGGTGCAGCCGCGCCACCTTCAGCCGCCGCCTTTGAAATGGCAATAGCAGCGTTAATTGCTAATTGTACCTGTGCTAATGTTTTTTCGCGTTCAACAGCCCGCGCCCGTTCAGCTTCTAACTTTTCTAAACGTTCCTTTTCAATTTCTAATTGGCGCGCGTTGTAGTTTTCACTATTGGCGCGTATTTCATCCAATGCCGATTTGCTTTTATCAATGGCTTTATCTAAACCGTTAATATAGGCTTGCACTTGTGAGTTAAGAACTGAAAAAACAGAATCGGAAACGCCTGTAATTAAAGACGCGGTTTGTTCTATTAGTTCCTTTTGCTTATCGGTTAACCCTTTTAACTGTTCAGTTGTATCAGCTGATTTTTTATCTAATTCAACTAATTTCAATTGAACTTCCGATATTTGTTTATCAATGTCAGCTACTAACTTTTCATCGCCTGTTGTTACTGCTAAAGTCCTAAGCTGATTTAATAAATTAACCTTTTCATTTAAGATTTTTTTATTATTTTCAATTTCTAAAATTAAACGGCGCTTATCAAAATCATTGTTTATTTTTTCCTCTTCTTTTTTATTGCCTTTAGCAGCATTCAATAAAGCATTACGTTCTTTTTCTAATGCTATAAGCTGATTATTCAATTCAGTTTCTAATTGATTTTCTATAATAGAATTACGGTCTTTATAAAGTTTTTCAAAATCTATATTTAATTTTTTAAGATTATTTTTTATATCACCAGTTAGTTTATTACTAACCTTTATAATTATTTTAGCCGCTTCACCTTCTTTAGATTCTAAGAACTTATAATAAGCATTATAAAATTCTTTGCGCTTATTTATATTTTCTTGTTCCATAAGCGCTATTTCAGATTGTGATAAACCAAGTTCTTTTTGGTACTCAATCTTTAATGCTTCTAAAATGTCAATAAGTTTTATTTCAGCCTTTAAACGCGCTTCTGTATTTTCTTCTGTTTTTAAAATTTCAATCTGCAAAGCATTTTCAACATTTTGCATTTCTTCTTGTATCCCTTTTAGCTTATCGGCTTTTTGTTTATCAATACCCTTTTGCACTAAGTCGGCTATCTTCTTTTGTGTTTCGTTTTCAAGTTCTATAATTTGCTGTGATTGATATGTCCATAATGCCCCGCGTTCTTCGGTTTGCATATCGTACTTTTGTTTTAATAATCTTGCTTTTTGGTCTTCATTATCAAATTCAGCCTCTCTTAATTGCTTTAATGTTTCTTCTTGCTTTATCTTTAATTCTAAATCACGCTTATCAGTTTGGCGCATAATTTCTTTACGCTCAATTTCTAAATTTTGTTTAATTGCTTCAACGCTATCGCCTCTAAGTTTAACCGCAATTCTTTGTGATTTGTATTGTAAATCAGCAATAGATTCTAATCTATCCTGTTCTTCTTTTAACATTTCTTCAGATGTTTCTTTATACACCTTAACAAGTTCACGTCTTTTTTTCTGTTCTTCATCCGTTAGTGAACCGCGTTCATTTTCTATATTTTGTAACTTTCTTAGTTCTACTTCGGCTAATTGCAAACGTTCTTTATAATCTAATGTAGTATCATTTATTTTTTCCATATTTTTTGCAGTAGTATTAGTACTTGCAATTAAATCACTAAAAAATTCAATTATCGGACCAGCTAAAGCCAAAATAAAACCAAAAGGTATGGCTGATGTTAAAGCCCTAAACGCAAAACCTAAAGTAGAAACCACGCGGCGCATTTGCCCCAAACTTCTAACACCTGTTACTAAAGACTGACCAAATCCGCGCTGTTGTGCCGCTGCCTTACCACTACTAACTGCTATCTGTTGATTAGTTGCATTTAATTGTTTACCAACTGCAACGCCCGCTTTAGATTCAGCATTAACCCTTTTTTGCGTTTTAACTAAAGTATCGCGTTTTTGATTCAACTGTTCAACCCCGTTTGCTTCAGTACTTAAAATGTTAACTAAATTGGCCTGTGCTGCTTCTAAATCATCGGCAACATCTACGCCCTGTTCCATCGCCGCGTTTAGTTCATCAATAGATTGTATTGCTGAATTTATTTCAGTCTGAAACTGTGAACTGTTAAACTCTAAACTATAAACGTCTTTAATTTCTGCCATTACTTTTTGTTTATTTTTTTATTAGCTTGTTCGGCCCTATCGTTATCTTTTAGTATTTGTTCTAATGCTGAATAATAATCGCGTATAACCCAAAATCTAACATTTGCCATCTGTACCGGGTCGCCCTTAGTTATTATATAATCATTTTCGCGGTTTTGTTCTTTTAGTTTTTGTAGTGCGTGCTGATATGTTTGCGGTTTCTTTTTAGGTTTTACGTTCGGTTCAATTTTGTTTAGCCGTGGAAAATTTAATTTTTTAAAGCGCTCGAACCTTTCAAAATTTGCTCTATACTGTTCAAAAAAAAAGCGCGCAGTTCATCATCGTTTTTAATTGCATCCATTTTGCGCTGTTGCGTTTCTGAATTTATAATGTATGGGTTTTCGCCATCGATATAAAAGAAATACAAACCAGCTTCTAATAATAGGTCATCTATTTTAACGCTTTTAAGCCTGTAAAGAATATCATTTAATTGGTCTTTAGACTTCGTGTGAAATTCTTTTAGCTTATCGCGTGTCATGTTTTGCCATGGCATATCTTCAACTATTTCTAACATGCCGTTTAGCTTTTCAACTACTTCTGTTTTGTTAATGCCAAAATCTATCGCGGTCATCGCTTCTTCAATTCTTTGCGCACGTTCACGCGTTAAGTTTGCCGGGTTTTTCAAAATGTAAAAGTTATTACCAGCGCGGTCTGTAAATACTCTTGTCAATTCTATACGCTGCTTTGTAGTTTCGGGAATGTAGGTTTTAAGCCACTTCTGGTAATTACTTTCGTTTTGTTCTGCCCTGTTTCGTTTTCTGAAAATCATGTGTTTGTAATTTGGTTGTAAAGTTAGGGCAAAAAAAGATAAAACATTTTATAAAATTTTTATAAAAATATTTGCAGTTTTGAAAAGTAGCTGTATCTTTGAGCATCGATTTGATGAAACGCTTTAAAAAACTAATGATTATGACAACACTTGAAAAATTTACAGTTTGGATTCCTACTGAATTTGGTTTAGGCTGCCAAACTATTAAGGGCAAAGATTTTACAGATGCATTTTTGCGATTAGGTAAAAAAGATAAATTGAAACGCGGATGGATTGAAGATGAAAGCGGCGAATCAATTACATTTCATGAAATATTAGGCATTGAACTTTAAACATCACAACATTATGACATTTACAGACTATCCAAAAGCCGCAACCGAAGCGGCAAAACGCGCACTCAAATGGAAAGAGGCAACAAACAATACAAGAGGCTGCGGTACTTTAGTAGGTTGGGCACGCGCTAACCAATTAGCTAAGGGCGAACCGATAAGCATTGAAACGGTTAAACGTATGGCGGCATTTATTAGACATCAGAGAAGCAAAAATAGCCCGTATAGTGAAGGCTGCGGCGGCATTATGTGGGATGCTTGGGGCGGCGATGAAGGTATTAACTGGGCAATACGTAAAATAGAATCTATTAACAACAAATAAAATCACATGTAACATGAAAACACTACTTTTTATTTTCGCGCTTTCATTTAGCGCGGCAGCTTATGCGCAAACCGACACTATGTATTGCATTCAAATACTTAGCACGCGACACCCTGAATTTATACGCGCTGAACACTTAGCGATGTGTACTATTGAACAGGCGCAAGTAGAACAAACAGATAGCCTATATCGGATTATGTTTGTTTATGATACCTATGAAGAAGCCGAAATAATGCTAACAACGTGGAAACGCGCGCACAAAGATGCGTTTATCTGCACACGTAACCGCAAAGAAGTTTCTAACTATTATCCTTTTTATACCTATGATTAAGCACGTAAGCATTAAGCAAAACAACCACCGCAACAAAAGCGGCATCCTTCAACAGTTTTTATCTGAGGCTCAAAAGTATAAGCCGCTAACCTTTGAACAAGAACGAATCGCAAATCGCGATATGCTAATAAAACACAATATGTTGTTTGCGTCTTCAATTGCGTTTCGTTACGACAATTCGCAATGCGATGTGATGGATTTAGTAAGCGAGGCTATGATAGGTTTAATCAAAGCGGCTGATACGTTTAACCCGGCATTTGAAAATAAGTTTATTAGTTACGCACTATTTCACATTCAACAGAATATCAAAGATTTTATTGATACTAAAAAAAACGTTGTTAGATACCCACACAAATTGCAACAGATACGATATGCAATTGCGAATATTCAAGAACCCGATACCGAAGCATTAGCCAAACATTTTAACGTTAAAGAACGCGTTATTAAATCCGCTCAATCTATTGCAGGCTTTGTTAGCTTAGATGATACTAATGAAGATGGCGATAAGCTGTACCAAATAGCATCAGATGACCAATGCGATAAGCTCGTAAAGCAACGCGAAATAAAAGAACTTTATAATGAAGTAACCGAATGTTTAACGGCCCGCGAATTAGAAGTTTTGAAATATAGATACTTTGATTCATTCCCTCAAGAACTTACACAAGTAGGTGAAAAAATGAACATCAGCCGCGAACGTGTTAGGCAAATTCAAGAACAGGCGTTTAAAAAAATAAGAAGCAAATATGCAAGAGGCTAAATGGGTACGAGAACTAATTATTAGCGGCCACCCTGACAATATAGAATTAGGCTTAATACTAAATGATTCGTTTAATTATTTTCCGTTAACCCGTAAGTTTTACAGAAAATATAAGCGTTTAAAATTTTGGTACCCACGGCGGCAATTCTCAGTATTAGAATCTGAATCGCGTTATTATTCTTGGGTTGCTATGCTAAACAACGAACTTAAAACACACCGCTGTTATTTTTGGTTGGACTTTCAAGAACCGAAGTTTAAAACGCCTTGGCAACAATGGCAAAAGCATATTACTAACCATGCTAAATGGCCGTATAAAGGTCCGTTATTTCATTACCCTTCGCATCCTTATACTGCGATGTTCACAAAACGCTAATACATCTTACCGTTAGCTAAAAACTTATCAGCCCACACGTTTACTTGCTCTACATAAAAATCGCCATTGTCATTTATATTGACGATGGCGAAACCATTTGCCCACAGTTGCCTTTGAAAGCGCGGCATATAGCTAAACCCTTTAGATTTAATATCAAATAGACCGCCGATATTAAACGCGGCTTTGTTCCCAGTGTGGTAGCATTGAACGCGGTGCGTATGGCCAAACATTACACTATGTTGTGTTTTATCTAAGTGCGCCTTTGCTGCATGAATAGATGTATAAACGCCGTGAACAATATCTAAGTGTTTGCCTAATGTGAAATAATCTGACTGCCAATCTGTTTTCACTTCCCATCCGCGCTCATGAAGATATAGTGCTTCAGTTGGGTTAATAAGTGCGCCGCCGTACTTTGCGTTATCTTTTTCTTTTATATGCCTAAAGTATCGGTCTTCATGGTTACCAAATAGAAAATATTTTTTAGAACCTTTGAACGCGCTGTTAATTTCATCTATACCATGCAGCCCATCTATATATTCATCTTGTAATGTTAGGCCCGATAAGTTGGCCAATGATTCGGCGTTATAAGAACCTAATGTGTATAAATCTAAGTAATCACCTGCTAATACAATGCCGTGTAAGTTCGTGCCTAATTCGCTTATTAGCCTTAATACTTTCTGCCATAGTATCTGATTGTGAAACGGGCGGTGTACATCTGAAATAACTAACCAGCGCTGAATCGTTTTGTGCTGATAGCGTTTTTCATTTATTAGGTTTTTCCAATATTCAACCTCAGCATTAGAATGTACTTTAATTTTGGGGCGGTAAATCATAGGGGTTATAGTTTAATATCTTGGCAAAACGTGTTAAGCAAGTATCTAAGATTATCTAATAAGTCAGCTTGGCGTTCTTCACCTTTGCCTTTGATGATTCGGCGGCTGTTATCTGATTTGATACGCAAACAGTCCATACGCAAGCCCGGGCATTTGTCTTCATATATTTGAAAGTCAGGGCACATGCTTATAATAGTATTCGTTTGAACGTAACTTTCAGCATGTAATGGGTTCGCTTTAGGAACTACAAAAAACCGCGCGGGTAACTGCAATTCTTCTTGTATAATTTCATAATAGGTTTTTGATACGCGCTGCCTACCATCGGACCTATCACCGCTCGCATCACCTGTAATCAGTAGCGGAATAGTGCAGGGGTAAATAGCAGTATCGGACCAACGCCCTATTTTCTTATTTGTTTCTTGGAATACCCATTCTCTAAATGCTTGGCATGTATCATATATTGATGCTTCACCGCGTTCTTCACTACCTATCTTAAACTCTTTTATGATATGCACGCCGTACCGATAACGTGAACGTGCTGATAGGTCAGGCGCTAATGTTGTTTTTTTCATTACCGCCGCTGTCATAGGTATTTTGTTAAAGTCAAAACTAACATAAATCTGTTCCGTTTCCCAATTTATTTTTTTTGCGGGCTGAAATACTTTTTGCTGTATGCTTTTGTCCTTTAGAACATAAACCCATGCTTCACCTGAATAGTCAACAAACACAGATTTATATTCCTGTTCAAATGTTAAGCGGTCCAAGTCGCGGCTTGCATCGGCTACTTCGGCGGGGTCAATGGCAGGGTTATCGGTTGTTTCCATTCTAAATGTTATCCAACTTTCAGAACCGTTTTCACTTTGCGGTAAATCAATATCGCCGTAACAGTTACGTTCTACGTTACCAGCGATAGCGCCATTGCGGCATAGTTCGTACCAATAGTTATCTTTGCCTGCAGCCGTACCAATAAAAAACGCCTCACCTTTGAAGTCAGTCAAGGTAGGGCGGGCAACGGTTTTCCAATGATATTCTAAAATATGGCTTGGTATCTTTTGCGTTTCTTCATAGATAACGCGGTGATATTTTCGCCCGCGCCCTTTGTCTTTTCGCCCTTCATCGCCAATAGACCACACTTCCAAAACGCCGCCATTTAAGAACTGCATTATCTTAGATGTTTCATCCTTATGCGATATGATGCCGCCTTCATTACTTAGCTTATAAGTATCAACTATCTTAGCCCAACTTTGCGCGAAATCTTTGAAGTCATCTACAAATATACCTACGAACTTACCTTCGAATACTGCAGGACTTATAAGCGGTAACGCAACCGATGTTATCAATTCAGTTTTGCCGAAACGCCGTGCACATACTATGCAATTAAAACGCCGTTTATTGTTTAAGATACGCTGTTGACCTATGTGTGGCCTGTATAGTGTTATGTCGATATTTCGCGGCACTACTTATCAGGTGGGTACTGAATGTTTATGTTAATGTTTTTATCGTCTTGCGTTTCTGCCTTAGGTTCTATGATTCCATAGTTGTGACCTAAAAGTAACTTAGTCATTTGCGGATTTGACTTACCATCTAAGCCGCGTTCTACCTTGTTTGTTAGTATTTTAGACTTTGCACGTGCGATTAAAACCGAAAAAGCATCGCGCGTTTGATAGTTCAAAAGCGTGTCTGCATCGCAATCTAAGAAATCTGCAAGACCGTAAACAGTATAAGGTATAGGGTCGGGTAAATCTATTACCTCATAATAGTCACGTGTCTTTACAACTTCTTTTTTAGTACGTGATTCACAATAATCAAAATATGAATCTATTTTACTTTGCAATTCTTCAGGACTTTTAAACTTCATCGGGCGACCGCCTAAATCTTTCATATTTTCGTTTTAAGAAACTTTTAATAACTTTTGATACATACACACTACTTTAATATAAAAATGCCTTAAAATGCCGTTTAAATACGTTTTAAGCCTATATCTATATTATTATTAGTATTATTATTTATATTATTATTATTATTTATTATTATTGTTAACAGTTGTTACATTAAGTGTAACACATAACTAATTGATATACATAGCATGTTACATGTTTACACCTGTTACACTATATTACGCACATATATTTTTTTAAGTTTAACTACGCATGTGTGTGTATGCGTTGTGTGTGTAAAAAACCCCGTAACAGGTGTTAACAGCGTAACAACGTTAAAAATCAAACGTTTAGGTGTTACATGCTGCGTAACGTGTGTTAACATTTCAAATAAAAAAACCGCTGCACTTGTTGAACAGCGGTTAGCGGCAAACCGCAGTTAAGGCAAAAGTAAGTATTAGTTTTCAGACTTTAAAACTTTACGATGCGAAAATTCAATATTTTCTTTTTGATAGTTTAAAGGATTGCCATCTAAAAAAGTCATAGTGTACTTTAAATCATGGTTTTTAAGCGGAAAAATAACATGATGTAATAGAACGCCAGTATTACTTATAACCCTGTTTTTTTTAAAATGCCATCGGTGCTGATAGCATTTATCATAATCAGAATCATCTAACATAATGTAGTCAGCGCAAAGGCTGCGTTTAAATATTTGTAGTAGTTTCATTGGGTGTTAGATTAGTTTATATATTTCAGAAAATGGAATTAAAACAGCCTCAGATGTATTATTATCACCCATTGATTTTATACTACCATTTAAAAAATAAGTCCTTGCAATGTATTTTAACTTTTCTATTTCTACTAATAAAATTATTTTATCTTCCATTTCACCCGATAAGATAAAACACCAATAATCAGCGGTTGTAGTTGCTATTCCTGATGGTTTGCCTCGTGATTTAAATTCAACTGCTATATTACCAGATTTGCATATCCATTTATCTCTTTTGACCTCAACTTTTTTAGTGCTAAATATTTCAGCTAACATTTCCTCACCTATTTGCCCAAATTTTAAATCATACTTAAAATCATTGCAATGTTCCATAACATATTTTTTAAAAAACTAAGCCCCGAAATCAATAGGGCAACCACGACCTATATCATTCAGGGCTTTAAATATCTTTTAGTTCTTTCTGTGGTTGCAGAACATACGCAAATATACCACTTTTATTTTTCTAATTCATCGTTAAATGCCGATTTTTTCAGCAAATCAGTATAATTCATAGAACCTTTTCGGCTAACATCGCGCCCGAATATTTTACCAAACTTTTCGGCAGCATCTTTAACGGCGTATGTTTCGGCAGCGGGTGCAGCTTTTTGCACGCCATCGGTTTTTACGGCGTTCCAGTCGGTAGCACCTGCGCCTTTGTCAGTTTGTATCGGTGCAGCACCTATGCCATCTTGCCACATTGGTTCGCCGCTTATCGGGTTATTTACATGTAAACGCACAGTTACAACTACTGAATTAGCTACTATCTGTGTTGACCGTATTTCTACGTTCCAATTGCCAAAAATACGCGTTAAAAGATATTCTATTTTTTCAATAGGTATGTATCGGTAATCGCGAATCATTGGATGCTGAACTAACCACTTAGCAGGCGGGTCTTGGTTCAATAATACCGTTAGCGCGTTTTGCTTTAGGCTGTCTTCGTTTTCAATTAGAAGTTCTTGAAGTGTTGGCAGTTTTGTTAATTGTTGCATGGTTTTAAGTTATTTAGCCCATGTAGGCAGTGAAATAATATGAATTTTGTTATCTGTTGTGTAGCCGTGAAAATTATTCGATTCCTTGCATTTTTTAAGCGTTTCAATATCTTCTAAATATTCCTGTCTTCCGCGTTCGATAGCATCGTTATCTAATTCATACAATTCTACATTGAACGGCGCTTCTTTTTCTACAGCTATAAATATAAAGCGTTCTGCCTTGGTTAAGTCCATATAAAACGCCGCTTGGACATGATAACGGTAATTGTAGATTGATTTAGAGAATTCGTGTGGTGCTGAATTATTTGTTGTTTTAAGGTCGATGCAAACGTTATACTTTGTGTTTAGAAAATCTACTTTGCATTTTGCGTCAAGGTCTGCAATTTTGCCAAATATAGGTATTTCAGCTTGGCCCTGTTCTAAAAGTAACGCCGCCTTCGGATGTGCTAATACAGCGTTTCGAATGTTTAGCGCTAATTCGTACTGTTCAGCCGTTACTATAAGTTCTTTGTCTTCTGATTGACTTATAAATGAATCATAAATCAATTTACCTTCTTTAGTACGGCGGTCGCATTCAGGAATAATGGCGTAATTATCTTGGTCGAATACAACGCTATGAACTAATGAACCTAAATTCATTGCGGATGTTGGCGCTTGCTTTTCACCTTCTATATAGGCTTTATAGTGCGCTGGTGACTTATGTACTAAGTCTAAAAGTGACTTACTGATGTACTCAGTTTTTTTGTGATACTCTTGGTTTGTCATAAATTTTAAAAATATTTTATTAAATAATAGCACAAATTTAAAAAAGGTTTTTAACTTTGCAACACATTTAAACAAAAAAATATGAAAACTTTTGAAAAATTATCTATTCGATGCCATATATTAGGCATTAGCATTTCGGAATTATGCAGGCGTGCCGAAGTCGGGCGGCAAACAGTTGAATACTGGTCTAAGGTTGAACCGCAAACTTTAGTGATACTTGAAAAACTTCAAACCGAATTAA